CGTTCAAACAATAGTACATAACGCCAATAGAACATTACCAGAAATAGCTGGATTATCACTTTCTACTGAATTAACAATAGATAAATCTATTTTAACTACCATCTCCACCGCGATAAGTAGGAGTTCAGCATATACTAACGCAGAGAATGCTACAGGACATTGGAATACTGCAAATGAAGCTGGGATGAAATTAAAAGATATTTTTGATTCCCCATTCATCTATTTTGGAAGAGAGTTATCTCCTACAGAAATTCCTAAATTATATTCGGTTATTAAAGCCGGTTTTAACGGTGGTAATTGGGCAAATTCAACCTATAATATTCAAGAAGCTTTTGAAAAACTTGGAATAAAACCTACAGCAACTGCATCTATAAATATTATGCCATACTATCCAGTAATGTCGCAGGGATTCGTAGAGACTTCAGGTGCAACTATTGATAGCTATACATCAGAAACAAAATACGCGGCAAATCTTCAGGTTGAAAAACTTAGAGGTAGTAACGAAAGAGAATATCCATCATTTCCATCATTTATTTCATCATCCGAATTTGGAACTGAATTCCGCAATGACATCGTAAATGGTGATACTCCAGAAATTACGGTTGAACACATTCAAACTAAGAATGTAGATATAAATGGTGGGTCAAGTACAACAGCCACACCTACTTCTCATATTATGATTCTTGCCGAAGGGTATTATATTAATCCATTATTAGATGAAGTTCTTCATAATAATGGTAATGGGGTTAACGTAGAAAATGCGTACGCTTCAGGAAACGGAGCAGTTGGGGGATTAGATGATACTCATAAATTAGAAGCTGAAAATGGAGCAGTAAGTATCTCTAACGCATATCCTGTAAATTGGTTAAGAATCGGTGCAGCTTATGATGTTAACAAAGTAATGCCAGGACATAGTGTAGATGCAACAACTAGAAAACTAAGAGGATTACCATTTAAAGTACATCACAATATAACAAGTGGTTCATTTACATTAGGTTCTAAGGCAATATTAAGAAATGGTATATTCCCTACAGATATTGATTCAAGAGGTAAATTTCTTACATCTGGGAGTGGAGTAACAACCACTCAAGAAATGAGTAGAGGATTTAACGACACTGGTACTTTAGGACCACCGACTTCTAATCAAGGTTCTTCTATTTATCCTCATTCAACAACTGTTCCATTGAACTTAAATGGGTTACTCAATTCTAATTTCTTCGGATTCGGAACTGCAGAAGGTGATATCGGTGTTACTGACAGAATTTCTGCTACAGTAATTAATACAGATGCATCTGTAAACTTTCAAAAGGCATTTTTTGATATTTCACAAAAACAACAGAAGTTTGATATGCCATTCTCACTTACATTCGCTGAAAAGTTAAGATTTGGTGATGGTACTATTAGAATGGGTACACTTTCAGGTTCATTTAGTAGAGGTTCTATTTTAAAAATTAGTGGTAGTGGTGAAATATCATCATCACAGTATATTCAAAAATCAGATGGACAGGTAACAGGTTCTAAGATTAATTTTACTGGCGGTAGAATATCAGGTTCGGATATGACTATATTTGCAAATGAATTTGATTTTAAATCTCCAGCGGGTAGAGTACAGGGTAACGAAACTACATTTGAAATAAGTTCATCTTTATTAAATCTAACCCCTACTAAGTTAGATGTAAAAGGTAATATACAGGCAGAAAGAGTTTACGGACAAGATACATTCCTAGCAGGTAAGATTGTAGAAACAGGTGTTAAAAACCCAAAAATTACAAGTGTTAAGTATAGTCTACCATTTGTTGAGGCATATTCTAAAGATGGAAATGATGTAAGATTGGGTTCTGAAACTGATGGTTTTATGATGGGTGAAAGTTACAATTCAAGTACAACAGCAAAACTGGTTCATACGGGTTCTGTAATTGTTGGAAATCACCAATCATTTACATTAGGTGGTGCATTTTCAACCTCACCTCAGTTTTTAACTAAAGTAACAAATGATGGAATTGGGTATCCTGAAGAATTCAAAAGTTGGAAAGATATTAGTGGTGTAAACAATGATTATGTATTTATAGAAAACTCAGATGCAACAACAGCAGCACGTGCATCAGGTAGTTTACCAACTCAACTAATTGGTAATCAGTTAGTATTTAATCAAGTAACCTCATCTAAACTTATATTTAACGCTGTTAATGCAAAAACTGCTTCGAATGCATTTTCAACTATAGAAACAGATAATATAAACTTACAAGATATCCTATCTTCTAAATCAGTAGGAACACATCTACAGTTTGCGATGAGAGGAACGGCTCACCCATCGACAGGTTCATTTAGTGGATTTAATCCTGAATATAAAGTAGAAGTTAACGTAACCTCTGGTAGTACTTCAGATACTGTTTGGGAAAAAAGTTACAAAGATACAAAAGCTACAAACGCTAGTTGGACTGTATTTGATGTACCACTAACTGATATTGTAACAACGTGGACTTCTGAAAGTAAATATAATCAACATCAATACGAATTCAGTAGAGCAACACAACCACCACCATCTGGTAGTGATGTATATGGTGTTAAAGTTAAGATTAGTAGTAGATATAGTGGTTCGGTTAAAATGCCACAAAGATTTCAAGAAGGTAAACGATTTGGTGGTAGAAACCTAGCTAGTGGTTCGTTTACTTTAGGATTCGCACTTACTGAAATGAGAATGGTAGAACCTGCTAGGATACCAGCATTAGATGTACAAAATCTTCACTTAAAAGATACTTACTTAACTTGGCATGATAATCCATCAACAACGGGTCATTATGGAAACTTTGTTCCTGAACATAGATTAGAGAATACAACTTCAAGTTTCGCATTAGGTTCGAAAAATGATAAGTGGGATGAGTTATATCTAAACCTAAAACAAGATAACATTGTTAGTTCTTCATTTAGTGGTAGTGGGGGATTAATTACTCAAAAAGAAAACAAATTTGTTAGAATGGATGTTCATTCTGGTAAATTATCATTTACATCCGCATCTGCAGGTGGTGGTGGAAGTTCATATTCTCACCCAACACATCCTGGTGATGATATCAACATCGATACAACTGCATTGACTGGTGCTACTGTAATTTCTGATTTAGATTTTAATATAACAACGGATACTTCGGGTCACGTTACTGATGCAAACGGAACAGTTGCTACGAGAACATTAACTTTAGCTAACTTAGGTTATACAGGAGCAACTAACGCAAATAACTTTACATACTCATTACCATTAGGAACTGCATTAACAAGAGGTGGTTTTAAAATTGGATATACCGAATCAGGTAAAAACTATCCAGTTGAATTAAGTTCAGAAAAAATGTATGTTAACGTTCCTTGGACTGATACCAATACAGATACAAACACATTTAGAGGTGTAAGAACAACAGATGGTGAAACTGGAACTGCATTAGAGGCAAATGAAACCTTAACCCTTACAGCAGGAACAAATGTTAGTATTTCAGAATCAGAAGGTACAGTAACATTTAGTTCAACAGATACTAACACAACTTATTCAGTTGGTGCTGGTGGTTTAACTCAAGAAAACTTCACTACTACTCTAAAAAATAAATTAGATGGAATTGCAGCATCGGCTAATAACTATTCATTACCAGAAGCAACAGCGACTGTGCGAGGTGGTATTGAATTATTCAGTAATACAGACCAATCAGTAGCAGCTAACACAGTATCAGCAACTGCTGGTAGAACTTATGGTTTACAATTAAACTCAGCTGGACAAGCGGTAGTTAACGTTCCGTGGACTAATACACAAAGTACTAGAGGTGTAAGAACAGAAGATGGTGAAACTGGAACTGCACTAGGTTCAACTGAAACATTAACCCTTAAAGCAGGAACAAATGTTAGTATTTCAGAATCAGAAGGTACAGTAACAATATCCTCAACAGGTGGAACTGATTCAACTAAACTACCATTAGCTGGTGGTAGTTTGACTGGAACATTAACAACGGTCGGTATCAATATGGCAAACAATACATTAAGTAATGTAGGTCAAATGTCATTTAATGACCCGGGACCAAACGAAGGAATAAGTTGGACTAGTGGTAATACAAAAATTTACGAATCACCAGATAATTTAACTACAAACTCCGCAGGTAACTTACAATTTGTATATGGTACAACTCGAAGAATGACTATCAACAGTACAGGTGCCGATGTTAATGGAGTACTCACAGTTTCAGGAAATACAACTGTATCTGGAGATATTTATGGTAAATCCGTAAATAACGCTTACTCTAATCTATATAGATTTGGTGGAATTTACTTTACGTGGGATTCTGATTCATACGGAACTAACTTTAACCATTCTATAACATCAACAGATAATGGGGTTTATAGTGATGATATTACTATAAACTCATTTGGCCATATTAGAATGAATTTTGATTCTAATAATAATGGTACAAATACATTTAGTATAGGCCATCACACTACAGGAACTGCAAATACTTTATTTAATTTAGATGAATCTGGTAATACAACTATATCTAGTTTATCAGGAACTGGAAACAGAATGATTATCGCTAACGCATCAGGTGTATTATCAACACAAGCAATACCATCTGCTGGTAGTAGTTATTCATTAAATTTATCTGTTGATTCCAGTGAAGCTTCTGAAGTTGAGTCTGGTGCAACTATTGATTTCAGAGCTGGAAGTAATGTATCTCTTTCTAAAAACTCAAATCAGATTACAATCGCATCAACTAACACAACCTATTCAGCAGATGGAAACTATGGTATGGCTTTAAGTGGAACTGCGTTCCGTTTAGAAGATGATAGAAGAAGAAACTCAACTTCAACTGATGTTTATTCAGGTAACACTCACGATTATACATTCTACGATGCATCTGTAGGTATTAGATGGTACACTGCTGGTGGTGAGGATATGAGATTGTTAGATAATGGTACATTACACGTTGATGGTGATGTTATCGCATTCTCATCAACTATATCAGATGAAAGACTTAAAGATAACATTAAAACAATTGAAAATCCATTAGATAAAATCAAAGCACTTAGAGGTGTTGAGTATGATTGGAATAATGGTAATAGAAAAGGTAAACATGATTTAGGGCTTATAGCACAGGAAGTTGAATCGGTTATTCCTGATATAGTACATGAACACACACTACCATATGTAGACGGTGAAGAAGATACACTATATAAGACTGTGGATTATGAAAAACTAACGGCAGTATTAATTGAAGCAGTAAAAGAACAATCAGATACGATTGAAAAATTAACAGAAAGAATTAATAAATTAGAAAAAGGTTCTAATAATTAATTAAACTATATTTATTACTATGGGAAAACTAATTAAAGAGTGGGTTAAGGGAATCTTAACTGAAGGTATAGAAAAAAAGGTAGTAGTTTACGCTGGTAGATTTCAGCCTTTTCATAAAGGACATAATGCCACTTACGAACATTTGGTAAAGCAATTTGGTAGAGATAATGTTTACATTGGTACTTCTAATAAAACAGATAATCTAAAATCACCATTTAAGTTTAACGAAAAGAAAATGATTATGATGAAGATGTTTGGAATCTCATCAAATAAAATCGTTCAAATCAAAAACCCATACGCTCCAAAAGAAATTATAGGTAAATTCAATAAAGAAACTACAGCATTTGTAACTGTAGTTGGTGAAAAAGATAGATATAGATTAAAGGGTAAGTATTTTGAACCATATCATCCAGATAGAATTACAACAGGGTATGAAGAAAAGGGATATGTTTATGTAGCACCAGCACAGAGTGGTGGTATTAGTGGAACAGAAGTTAGAAAGTTATTATCGTTTGGTGATAGTGATTCGAAGAAGAAAGGTTTCAAAAAAGCATACGATGGAAAGTTCAATCCAAAGATATATAAATTTATAACAGATAGATTAGGTAAAATATCCACTAAAATGGAAAACTTTTTATCTACATTTGATTTTAACAATCTAATATCAGAGGGTAGTGCACTTTCAACTACTAAAGGAACAGTTGATGATGGGCCAGGTGCATATTATGGTAATTCAAAATCATATAAGGCAGTTGGTGATGATGTGGCAAAACGATTAGGTTGGCAAGTAGTTGATTATATATTAGGTACTGATGAAGAAACCATATATGATTTATTTGATGGTGGTATACCAGATAAATACCCAGTATCATACTTCCCATCAGGTATTGCAGGTTTAGATGCACAATCCCAAAGGTATGATGATTTTAAAGGAACTCAAGCTTATAACAAATGGAAATCACATATTACAAAAGTAGCAACTGCCGTAGGATATAAGTTAGTTGATTTCTTAGATGCTGAAAAAGGAAAAGATAGTTCTAAAAATGAACCTAAAAAAGAAACTTCACCGAACAATATAGTAAAAGAAGGATTGATTACCGAAGGTGGGGCATACGGACATATGGCTCACCCATTCGATACAGAGATGAATCTAACGTTTGGTGATTTAAAAACAATCATATCAAACGCTTTAAATGGTAAGTTAGAATTCACTAGAGAAAAAACAGATGGACAGGCACTTGCTATTAGTTATAGAGATGATAAAGGATTAATCGCCGCTCGTAATGGTGGCCACCTAAAGAATAGTGGTGAAAACGCATTGGATATTAGTGGAGTAGCTTCTAAGTTTCAAGGTAGAGGTGGATTAACCGATGCATACAATTTCGCTATGGAAGATTTATCAAAAGCAATTAAAGGTTTATCAAAAGCACAAAGAGATAAAGTATTCAATCAAGGTTCATCCTTTATGAATATAGAAGTTATATTCCCAACATCAGTAAATGTGATTCCTTATGGACAACCACTTTTAGTATTCCACGGAACAATGGATTATGATGAGAATGGAAAAGCAATTGGAGCTGATACTTCATCTGCTAGAATATTAGCTGGTATGATTAAACAAATCAATCAGGATGTTCAAAAGAATTATACAATTCAAGGACCACCTGTTGTAAATCTACCACAATCGGTAGAACTTTCTAAGTTACAAGGTAAGTACTACTCACAATTAAACAAAGTTCAAAAAGAATTTAAACTAAAAGATTCTAATGGTGTTGCAGATTACCATCAAGCATGGTGGGAACAATATGTTGATAAAAATTCACCATCTACATTAGATAACAAAACTAAAATGGCGTTGGTTAAAAGATGGGCATTCTATGATAACTCATTTAGATTAAACAAAAAGAATATTACAGATTCTAAAGTATTAGATTGGGCAACCAAAACTGATAAACAGGATAAAGTAAAAATATCTAAAACAAATCTTCGTAAATTCGAAGATATATTCTTAGGTGTGGGTGCAGATGTACTTTCATTTATGGGTTCAGCATTAACAGTTAACCCTGATAAGGCAGTTAGAGATATGAAGAAGAGATTGGATTCCACAATCAAAGATGTTCAGAAGAGTGGAGACCCAAAGAAGATTGCAAAATTAAAAATGGAATTAGAAAGATTAGCCGCTGTAGGTGGTAAAGATAAGATTGTACCAAACGAAGGAATCGTATTCACATACAAAGGTGGAACGTATAAATTAACAGGAACATTTGCATCATTAAATCAAATACTAGGATTATTCTACTCTTAAAGAAAAATTCCTATATTTATATAAAACAATAAGTTATGTCAAAATTAAATAATATTAAAGCAGTAAAAGAGATGTTAGGTGGGGAACACAAAACCCAAACTAAAAAAACAATCTCATTTACTGATAAAGTGTTTGTGAAACGAGAAGTTGGTGAAACCTGGTCTGATGATAAAGGACAGACATGGGAACAACGAACTGGATACAAAGTTAAAGTAGGGAAACTCTCTAAACTTAGAGAAGAGTTAAAAGCATTTCCTAACTGTAACAAAGAAACTTGTACTACAACAGACCCAGGTCAGGCCGATTTGAAAATGAAGGCTATACATGGTATGTGTTTAAATTGTGTTACCGAAATGGAATACCAATTAAAACTAGATGGTAAGTATGATGAGTATGAACGAAAAAAATTATTATCAAATGCAGAGGCTTGGTTAAAACAGGCTGAAATTGAAAAAGAAGTTTTAAAATCAACACTTCAGGCATCATTCGTAAATGAAGATGGTTCTATTGAAGAATGGGGTGAGGGTATGACTGAAGAAGTATTGGTAGAAAAAATAGATAAAGATTTTGAAAAGTTTAGAACAAACTTTATAGATAAATTAAAAAAAGACAACGGAGCATAACAATGAATCCAAGATTAAACAAAAAAGTTAAAAAAGATTTAGATGCATACTTCAAAGGGTACAGAGGTTCAGACCCGGAAGTACATCATGGAGTAAAACACATTCTAATAGGAGCACTAAGAGATGCAAACTTTCATAGTGAGGCTAAGAAAGTGGATTCAATGTTTCCTAAAGCAAAACAATCTAAATTCTATGGTAAATCTTCAATGGAAGATTCAATCGAACAGAATCATGGTGAACCAATCGCTAAGGCAGCAAAATGGGATGGACACGATATCATTGATGCGATAGCATTCTTTGTTTCAATGTTTATTGGTGGGCCCGTAGGTGCTAAAGTAACTTCTCTTAAAGAAGGAATGAACGAAGGTATTAGAAAGTACATAAATCAGTTTATCAAAGAAGTAACTCATTCACATGAATATGAAGATATGAGTGGAAAAGAAGAAACTCCAATAGGTGAAGATTACAACGAAGATGAAAATGATGCAGAAGAAGTAAAGGTTGGTGAATATCAAACTAAATACTTCCATATGTGTGCACATTCAGAAGGAGCATCGGAACTATATGGTAATATAGAATCCAAAGGTGTTGATATGGATATGGCTGAAAGAAGTGTAAGATTACAAGATGCACTTTTCTTTATAGAAGAACATATTCAGAGAGAAGGATACAACCCTGAGAGAGATTATTCAATGGTTGCTAATAATATCGCAAAAAATATTATGAAGATGGCAAAAATAATGGGATTGGAACAAGAACATTCTTATATTCAATCACACGTTGATACTATCGAACAAAAAGTAAATGAAATAAACAACCAACAGGGATTAACCGAAGGTAAATCTATGGATATGAAAGCCAGATTTAAGATTTACGATAAACTCAAAAAAGGTGATGAGATTACAATTAAGTATGGTTCATCAATGAGTAGTGGTAATGAAGCAAAATTCAAAGTAACTAAGGGTAAAACTTTAGTAGGTAAACAAAAAGTAGAACGAATAATCCTTCAGAATGTAGCAAACCCAAAAGGTGTTAAGTATTATTTATATCAGAGAAACGGAAACGTAACTATGGCAATTGGTAATATGGCAGCTACTATCGAAGATATAAATGAATCAGTAAACGAAGGTAAAAAAAGATTTTACCAACAAGATGGTATTGGTAGAGCAAAATACACAATCTCTTACCATGATGGAAAATCAAAACACAAAGATGGTAGTGATTTCTATGGTATTCAAATTTTAAAAAACAAAAAAGACTTAGAGAAGTTTAGAAGTGAACTTTTGAAAAAAGGATATAGAGAAGATAGTGGATTCAAAAAAGAATCAGTAGTAAACGAAGCTAAAGAACCTGAAGTAATTACTCAATTAAGAAAAATCGTAAAAGATAAACAAAACGATTTGATTAAAGATACTAAGAGTGGTAAGAAAGTAAGAGTTGATATGGGTTCAGCAAACCTAATGGTTCAAGTATATGATGCACTTAAAAAACAATCTAATAAAGATAAGTTTGTTAAGAGTGGTATCGTAATGATGGGACATACGGCATACAAACTTATGAAGAAGGAAGATGTTTCTGAAAGTGGTATTATGTATAAGGCTGGTGTTAAGAAGTACGGTAAAGAAGGAATGACTAAAATCCAATCTGCAGCAGGTAAGGGTGAAGGACATGAGGAAATCGGAAAGATAAAAGATAAGTACGATAAATCAAAAAACGAATCTGTTAAACCATTAAAAACATCCGCATCTTTTTCTGAAGTAATAAAAGAGGCTGAGTATCAGGGTAGAAAAGTAGAACTTAACAAACCAATGCAGGGTGATACTAAGAAATTTAAAGTTTATGTAAAAAACGATAAAGGTAATGTTGTTAAAGTAAACTTTGGCCAAAAGGGAATGGTAATCAAAAAAGATAATCCTGGAGCTCGTAAATCATTTAGAGCAAGGATGAATTGTGATACACCTGGTCCAAAATGGAAAGCAAGATATTGGTCTTGTAGAAAATGGTAAATAGGTTTATTAAATTATTTCTAATATTTATTATATAATCAGTTAAAACTAAAAAGGCAAATTATGAGCACATTATTTATTATCGTAGGAGTTGTAGCAGTTATCGCAGCAACATACGCAGTATTACTATACACTGGAAAAATCAAAGACAGAGATGGAGATTTTATTCCTGATGTAGTAGAAGATACAGTACAAGATATCAAAGAAGAAGTAGCAGAAGTAAAATCAGAAGTTAAACGTAGAGTTCAGAGAGTTAAAGAAGAACTTAAAGACGTTAAGGAAGCTGGTAAGAACTTAGCTAAACAATCTAAAGATGTCGTAGAGGCTGTAAAGGGTGGTAATCGAAAAGGTAGAAAACCATCAAATAAAAAAAGAAATCCAGCTGCTAAAAAATAAGGTAGTAAATGGAAAAGTATATCGGAAATTTTAAGAATCTGATAATCTTAGTATTAATTATAGTTATAATTTTTCTAAGACAGTGTAGTGGAACAGATGGGGTAGATAATACCCCGTCCGAGCCTACTATTATCACAAAGGTAGAAACGAAATACGATACCATTACTAAAGAAGTTACAAAATACGTTCCTAAAATAGTTACCAGAATCAAAACTGAGATTGATACCATTAGGTTAACTCAGAAAATTGATACTCTATCTATTTTAGAGGATTACTTCGCAAAATATGTTTATGAGGACTTTCAACAATTAGATTCATTGAATTTAACAATTAAAGATACAATCTCTCAGAATAAAATTTTATCAAGAAAAATAATCTACGATTTAATCTACCCAACAACTACTGTAACTGAAACAAAGTATATTAATAAAAACGAATTCTATGTAGGATTTGGTTTGAATGGAACAACTAAACAATTTAATTATGTTGGTGGTTCTATATTACTTAGAACAAAGAAGAAGCAGGCATTTGGATTGGGTATTGGATTAAATGACCAATTCCAACCAATCATATCTACTCAGTTTCTTTGGAAATTGGGAAAGAAATGAGTAAAAATATAAAAGAACTTATTAGAGAAGAGTACATTAAATGTGCTAAAGACCCTGTCTACTTTTTTAAAAAATATTGTTACATACAACATCCAAAGAGAGGTAAGATTCTTTTTGATTTGTATCCTTTCCAAGAGGATGTAATGGATGAGTTGGATGAACACCGTTACAATGTAATCCTTAAATCACGTCAGTTAGGTATCTCAACATTATCCGCCGGTTATTCTTTATGGATGATGTTATTTTTCGAAGATAAAAACATATTGGTAATTGCAACTAAACAAGAGGTAGCTAAAAACTTAGTTACTAAGGTTAGGTATATGCATGAGAACTTACCGAGCTGGTTAAGAGGTGAAACCGAAGAAGATAACAAACTATCCTTACGATTACGAAATGGTTCAACAATCAAAGCAACATCAGCAAGTAGTGATGCTGGTCGTTCTGAGGCATTATCAATGTTAATTATAGATGAGGGTGCATTCATTAAGGGTGTAGATGAGATTTGGGCATCAGCTCAATCTACTCTATCGACTGGTGGAAAGGCAATTGTTTTATCAACTCCAAATGGTGTTGGTAACTTCTTTCATAAAACTTGGTTAAAGGGTGAGAACAAAGATGGTTGGAATCCAATCAAACTTCATTGGACTGTACATCCTGAACGAAACGAAAAGTGGAGAACAGAACAAACTCAATTATTGGGTGAGAAGATGGCAGCACAGGAATGTGATTGTGATTTTATCAGTTCTGGTTATACAGTAGTAGATGGACAACTCCTTCAATGGTATGAAGAAACTCATGTACAAGAACCTGTTGAGAAACGAGGATTCGATGGAAACTATTGGATATGGCAGCAACCAAATTATCAAAAAGATTATATAGTAGTTGCCGATGTTGCCAGAGGTGATGGGGCCGATTACTCAGCATTCCATGTTATAGATGTAGAAAGTGTAGAACAAGTAGCAGAATACAAAGGTAAGATTGGTACTAAAGACTATGGTAATATGTTAGTGAATGTTGCAACAGAATGGAACGATGCATTGTTAGTGATTGAAAATGCTAATATTGGATGGGCAGTTATTCAAGAAGCAATTGATAGAAACTATAGTAATCTATATTACTCATTTAAAGAATTTGGATATACAGATAATGATATTCATTTACAAAAGGGATATGATTTAAAAGATAAATCACAAATGGTACCAGGATTTTCTATGACAAGTAGAACTCGTCCATTGGTTATCTCAAAATTAGATACTTATATGAGAGAGAGAGTTCCCATCATACGTTCAAAACGATTGATAGAAGAACTTTTTGTTTTTATATGGAATGGTAGTAGGGCAGAGGCTCAAAGTGGTTACAACGATGATTTAACAATTTCGTTTTCAACATCACTATGGGTTAGGGATACTGCATTGAAATTAAGACAACAGGGAATTGATTTAAACCGAAGAGCTTTAGATTTAACAACTAAAAACCGTGGAGTATTTAAAACAGTACCGAAGGCAGCTAAACAATCTTGGAAGGTTAACACTGGAAAAGGTGAAGAAGATATAAGTTGGTTACTATAAAATTTGGATATTAAAAATATTTTTTGTATATTTATACATTATAAGTAGTATATTAAAGAAAAGATTATGGCAGATACATCATTATTTGGAAGATTAAAAAGATTATTCTCAACACAGGTCGTTGTAAGACGAGTTGGTAAGGATAAGCTGAAGGTTGTAGATTCATCAAGATTACAATCTGATGGTAATCGTAGAGGTTCTGCGTATTATGATAGATACGGTAGGTTACATGGTTCAAACTCAAGAAAGAACTGGCAAACATACAACGAAAGATTTAATTATCATTCAAACAAATTAGAATTATATACAGATTATGAAGCAATGGATAAAGATTCTATTATTTCATCTATATTAGATATATACTCAGATGAAACTACACTTAAAAATGATATGGGTGATGTAATTCGTATCAAATCATCTGATGAGAAATTAAAGAAAACATTACACAATCTATTTTACGATGTATTGAACATTGAGTTCAATCTTTGGAGTTGGGTTAGAGGTATGAACAAATATGGTGATTACTATCTTTACTTAGATATTGATGATGAGATGGGTGTTGTAAATGCACAACCATTATCTTGTTACGAAACTCGTAGAGAAGAAGGATATGATTTAGATAATCCTTACTCAGTAAGATTTGAAGTAGAAGAACAAAATACAAACGCCATTTCACAAAGAAACAATACTAAGTTCTTAGAATCGTTTCAGGTGGCTCACTTTAGATTATTAACAGATACAAACTTCCTTCCTTATGGTCGTTCTTTATTAGAAGGAGCTAGAAAGACTTGGAAACAATTAACTCTTATGGAAGATGCAATGATGATTCATAGAATTATGAGAGCACCTGAAAAGAGAATCTTTAAAATTGATATTGGAAACATTCCACCTGCAGAAGTTGATTCATATATGGCAAACATCATTGACCAAATGAAAAAAGTACCATATGTAGATGAGGCAACAGGAGAGTACAATTTAAAGTTCAATATGCAGAATATGATGGAAGATTACTATCTACCTGTAAGAGGTGGACAGAGTGGTACTGAAATCGATTCTCTAAGTGGAATGGAATTTGGTGGTATTGATGATATTGAGTATTTAAAAAATAGAATGTTAGCGGCACTTAAAGTTCCGAAGGCATTTATTGGATATGAAGAAGGTGTTGAGGGTAAAGCAACATTAGCACAGGAAGATATTAGATTTGCACGTTCTGTAGAAAGAATCCAAAAGATTGTACTTTCAGAATTAACTAAGATTGCAATTGTACACTTATACTCACAAGGATATACAGATGATGATTTAGTAAACTTCGAATTAGAACTTACAACACCATCTATTATATACGAACAAGAGAAAGCAAACCTTTGGTCTGAAAAAGTATCTTTAGTATCCGATATGAAAGATTTAAAAATGGTATCACAAGAATGGATGTACAAAAATATATTCAATATGAGTGATGAAGAGTGGAAAGAAGAACAATTTAAAGTTATTAATGATATTAAATTAGCATTCAGACACGAACAAATAGAATCTGAAGGTAACGACCCTATAAAATCAGGAGAATCATTTGGTACTCCACATGATTTAGCATCTATGCAACAGGGTGGTGATGAAGGTGGTGATGATAGTGATGATAACGCTGGATTCCCAACTGCAGAGGGTGGTGCACCAGAAGGTGGATTTGATGGAGCTGGTAGACCTAAAGAGAGTGGTAATTACGGAACGGATGAAAATCCATTTGGTAGAGACCCATTGGGTAATAAAGGTATTAGTGTAAAAGCAGAATCTTATAGGGCCAAAAATGTAATCAATAAAGAACACATTGAAGCGTTGGTTGGTGGTATGAAACGTAAAGTAAAAACTAAAAAAATTATATTAGAATCCTTAAAGGAAGAATCATCAGAACCGATAGACGGATTATTAGATGAGAAAAATATACTGAATTCTTAGAATTAAGATATTTATTAACAAATTGATAGGTTACTCTACCAAAATTAGAGGTGAATAATGAAAAAACTAAAACACAGTAAATACAAAAATACAGGAATTCTATTCGAATTGTTGGTTAGACAAATCGCAACCGATACATTGAATAATAAGGATTCGCTTGCTACAAGAATAATTAAAGAACATTTCAGTAAGAGTACGGAGTTATCTAAGGAACTTAGATTATACAAACTATTCATTGAAGAAAACTTTGATTCTGAGTATAAGGCTTCTGAATTTTTAAACATTATCCTAAAAGAACGAGTTAAATTAAATGAATCTGTTTTAAATAGACAAAAATATAATTTAATAAAGGCGATTAAAAAGAATTTTGTAATAGAAGATTTCTTTAAGTATAGAGTATCTAACTATAAAGAGAATGCATCTATCTATAAATTATTTGAACATAAAAATTCAGATAATCCAAAACAATATGTAGATTGTAAATCTACATTGATGGAATCTCTAATAACAAACAACAATACTAACAATACTATTGAAACTACTATTAATGAAGAGTATTCAAAACAACCAAAAGAAGTAAGATTACTTGCTTGGAAGATGTTAGTTGAAAATTTCAACAACAAATACACTACATTAACTGAAAAACAACAAGATATTCTTAGAGAATACATAAACTCAGTTGATAATTCTGAAAAACTAAAGAAATTTGTAGTAAGAGAGTGTAATTCACTATCTAAAAATATCAAAACAGTTAAAGTTACAGATACAGTTACTCAGATTAAAGTTAATGAAGTAGTTAAGTTGATATCTAAGGTAAAAACATCTAAGGTAATTACGGAATCTCAAATTCTATCACTTCTAAGATACACAGAACTTCACAATGAACTGAAAAGGGTATTCAAATGAAAAGTTTACTAAAAGAAATTGAAAATAAGTTCGAAGAGATAGAGGAATTAGAAGAAATGAACGTTACTTCTAATTTAGATGGTGGTGCAGGTCCACCAAAAACCCCAAAAGCATTTTCAAAGAGTAAAGATGAAGATGATTTGGATGATGACCACATTGAAGTATTGGGTTATAAGAAATCAAAGGAATCGAAAATGAACTCAAAGAAATTAGAATCGTTAGAAAACAAATTAGAAAATAAGATTAACGAAATATCTTATAAAGAATTTAAAAAAGATGATAATCTAAAACAACATCAGAAAATTAATCACTCTATTAAAGAAATTAATAGTATGATGTTTAAATTAGAACGTATTGTTAATCAAAACGCTAAACTAAAAACTGAAGTAGGTGTGGATTCTGCTAAATATTGGAAATCTACTCAAAATAGATTCGGTAAGATATCAGAACGCATGTTAAACGTTGCAAGAAAGATAAAAGAACTATCAATATGAGTTCAACAAAAAAAATATTAAAAGAAGAACTTTCAAATAAGGATTTGGAAAATATTCGTCTACTTATTAGATATGAAGTAGCACAAATCATGTTCGACTTATATAAGAAACGAAAAGTTTGGGGAGCGTAATGAATAAATTACTTATAGATACTATACCATTTACTATGACTAAGAGTCAAATCAATGAATCATTGGAAGATAACAATGGTAGATTGATTGTTAACGGTGTCCTTCAAAGAGCAGAGGCAGAAAATCAAAATGGTAGAGTATATCCACGTTCAATCTTAGAAAGAGAAGTTGAAAAGTATATGGGTAGAGAGATTAAAGAAAATAGGGCCTTTGGTGAATTAGACCACCCTGAATCTTCGGTAGTTGAACTAAAAAATACTTCACATATTATTAGAAAAGTATATTGGAAGGGTGATGATGTGATGGGTAAAGTAGAAGTACTTAAAACACCAGCAGGAAACATCCTTAAAGAACTTTTAGAGGCAGGTTGTACTGTTGGTATCTCTTCAAGGGGTATGGGCTCTGTAAAAGAAGCTAGTAGTAATGGAACTGTTACTGTAGAAGATGATTTTGATTTAATTTGTTGGGATTTTGTTTCAAACCCATCAACACATGGTGCATTTATGAGACCTGTAAACGAATCAGTAGTAGGTAAGGGTAAAACACCTTCATATAAAAAAATTAATACATTAGTAAGAGATATCATCTGTGAAATAGATGGTGTTTGTTCAATTTAAGGGAAACGAAATGAAATTAACAGAAATAAGAAACTCAATCAACGAAATTTCAGCAATCGGTGGACTAAAACAGGTTGTAAAAGGAAATACTGATAGAGTAGAAGGAATTAAACTATCAAAAGAAATGGCACAAGCTATGATTGATTGGTTTAACTCATCTCCTTATGGTAGAAAGTATCCAAAAGCAGCAAAAGCTAGATTACACATATCATTAGGTATTATGAGTGTTATGGGATTAGATAGATACGCTAAATTTAAAGGTGCTAAAGAAGAATTGAAACACATTAAAGATTTATCAAAAGCAATGAGAGATAATGTAAATGAAGCTAAAGGTAAATTCAAAAAGGATGATTTAGTTTATAATAAAAGAACTAAGACTGTTGGTATCGTAAGATTAGGTGATGATGCATCAGGTGAAGTGAAAACTGATGCTGATGGTAATGTGAATGTAGATGAATTGGAAAAATACAATCCAATTAAAAACAAACACCAAAGCAATGCAAAGGTTGCACCATCTACTGAAAAGGAAGTAAATAAGAGAGGTTTATTTAATCCGTTCAAAAACGAATCAGTAGTTAATGAAGATGATAACCCCTGTTGGAAGAACTACCAAATGGTAGGTATGAAGAAGAAGAATGGTAAAGATGTTCCTAATTGTGTTCCTGAAGGACTTAAAGAGGGTGTGATGAGTGATATACATCTTACAATTAAATCATCATCAAGTGAAGAAGATTTTATTAAAAAATTCTTTAAAAAATACGGAAAACAAGTTAAACCAAATAAAGAATCTATCTTATGGGTTAAAGATTTGTATTCAGATGTAAAGAATGAATCAGTAGTTAACGAAGTAAAAAAAGGAGAAGCTGAATTATTTAAAGGTAAGACTGGTTGGATGTTAAATATTAATAACGGTAAATCAACTTTTACTTATGATTTGGGTGGTAGAGATAGAAAATTTAGAGGTAAGGGTGATAAGTTAAAAACTACAGAAAAACAAGCGAAAGAATTTGCTAAAAAATTGTTGAAACATCCAGACTTTAAAGGTCAAATAAAGTTGAGAGAATCAGTAGTTAATGAAGTTAAGTATGATATTGGAATGGCTCGTAAAGGAAACGGAATAACTATTTATAACAAAGCCGAAGAAGAAAAAGGTGATTACAAAAATGTAGCTCACATTGATTCAAAAGGTAAAGTAAAGTATTACGATAAAAAAGTACCATCTAATATCAAAAAACAAATCGAAGCTGAGGCTAAGAAGATGATGGAGATAAAAATAGAGGGAACTATGAAATTAACAGACCTATTAAACGAAGATGTTTATGTTAAAAATAAAAAAACTGGTAACACTTATCAAGTAAAAAACGCTAATCCAGCAAAACACGTACCACCATCAAAAGATGATATAGCAAAAGCTAAATCAGATGCAGAAGATGAACCAAATAGACAACCTTCAAAGGAAGAACCTAAAAGTGAACCTAAAAAGGATGGACCTAAAATTGAATTATCCAAAGATTTCGATAGTTTATATTATGCTGATGATATTGAAAGTGATGTTGAAAAACTTGAAGGTAAAATATCTGATGAAGATTATAAAAAAATTATGAGCCAGGTAGAGGATTTAAGTATGGCACAGCAGGATGCTGAAGAAGCTGAAAACTACGATTCTCCAGAAGAAGCAGAAGAAGATGGGTTAGATGTAAGACCAAAAGAAGAAATCGAAAAGATGGCAAGTGATATAAAAGACATGATTAGACAATCCAATGGTACTCCAAAGGAAGAACCTAAAAGTGAACCAAAAAAGGATGAACCTAAAAGTGAACCAAAGCGAGTACCTTTAGATAAAAATGATAGTTATTATATCAAAACTGCAGTAGAAAAGAAAATGGGACCAGCCGCTTTCAAAGCACTTTCTTACGGAGACCAACAAAAAGCTTATAATGGTGAAATGGAATCTAGGGGTTGGGAAAAAGGTGATGATGGAGAGTGGACTAAACCTGTAGAAGAATCATCTAAAAGAAAAATAAAAGAATCAAAGGGAAATACAATGAAATTAAAAGATTTATTAAAAGAATCGTTTGAAGGAATGAAAGTTCAATCAAACCCATTCCACACTCCATTCGTTAAAGAAAACGATGAAGAGAGCAGAGAAGAATCTAACGAAATGAATAACGAACAGAAACAAGCATTCTTAGAAGCAGTTAAATCATACAAAACATTTGGTGAATCTATCTATAGAAAAGAAGGTTTATCTAAAGTATATGAATCAATCAGAAACTTAGTAGAATCAGCTGGTAAAAATATGGTTAAAGAAACCGAAGGTTCATTTGATGGAATCACAGTTGGTAGACACGTAAAAAGAATGAACGAATCATTCAAAGTATTTGAAAAAACTTTAAGAGAAGTTGGAACATTACAACAAAGGTTAGAAGCATCTTATGATGAAATTGGTGAAACATTAGGAAAGTATTACGAAATCAATGAATTAGAAGAAGGTAATGAGTTCGGAGCTAATAGAGCAAAAGCAATCGCAAACGGTGATAGTGAATTTGAAGTAGATGGTAAAACTTATCCTGTAAAATCAGTTGATAAAAAAGATAAAGATAACGCAAAAGAATTCACAAAAGAATCAAAGGGAAATATGAAACTAAAAAACTTATTAAACGAATCATTTGGATTTGGTGAACTACCATCATCTAAATTAATGAAGATGAAAGTATCAGCTAAAGATATGTTAGCTTCAGTTAGTAATAAAAAAGTAAACGAATCTGAAGAAGTAGAAGAAGAAAAAATCAACGAAGGTGGATTCGCAACTTGGGAAATGAGTTTTGCTGATATGACTCTTAGTGGTGTTAAATTATCTAAGAAGAACGTATATAAAGTAAAAGCAAGAAATACTGTTGAAGCTATTAAGAAAGCAGCTAAGATGGCAGGTGTGGGTGATAGCTGGATAGCAACTCAAACACATTCACTAAAGAAAATAGGATAACCACAATGGATTACTCAGATATATTACAAGACATTTCAGTTGATTTATCTTTTATGGTAAAGAAACATCTAAAGAATATTAAAAAATTAGATTCCAAACAACAAAAACAATTTGGAAAACTATTTGGAGATATGAAGCAGGGTATTGATGATTTATCTGAAGGAGTTAATGAAGGTACTATTAATGAAGTTCCAAATCCAGATGTAATCAGAAAGAATGCATCAGGTTATGTTGGAACTAAATTTGCTAAGAAGGCTGATGACCACGATATAATTAAAATGGTTCAACTAAAAGACCAATCTGCTAAAGTTTACAATCAACAACTGTTACCATTTCACAAAGAGATAGGTGAACTTTATAAAAAATATAAAATAAAATCTATTAGAGGCGTGGAGAAATAAATTATGAAAAAAGAAATCTCATACTTTGAAATTGCAAAAAAGGCAATAAACAAATCAGTAAACGAAGGTAATTACGATTCTAGGACAGGATTATATTATTATGGTGAAGTACCATTTACAAAAGAAAGAATAATTGAATTAACTGATTATGTTAAAAAATTATCTAAAATGAAAAGTTCTAGTAAACAATTTACATTTACTCCAACTCTTTATGTTACTGATAATGCATCTGGTAAATCTATTTTAATTGATAGTCTTATTTTAAAAGAACTTCAATCGGCATTAAAAAAATATAAACTAGCATCTGATAACGATTTTTAAGTTTATTAAAATAATTTAGATATTTATATACACCTACACAATGATGTGATAGGTGTATTTTTTTATATAATAATATACATGATAGAAAAACCAAAGAATTACAAAAGAATTAATAAACAAGATATGGATATACCAGGTAACTCATTAGCAGTTAAAGTTGTGAATGGTAACATTGAGTTGGCACTCAAAACATTTAAAAGAAAAATAAAAGATAGTGATAAGTTAGAAGAATTTAAAGCTCGTAAAGAGTTCCTTAAACCTTCAGTTATCAAAAGAAAGAAAATGAAAGATGCCATCCGAGCTGAGTGGAGAAGAAACCAGCTTGAAAATTATTAGTAAACACTTATTAAGTGTTTTCAATTATACTACATACTTATTGTAGAGAAAAAATACCGTCTCCCAATAGATGGTTAAATTTATTTTTATAAATAATATCTATTAAGATTCTAATAATCTTATTTCCAAACAACAATATAGGAGAACAATTATGGCAAATAGAAAAGATTTGTTATCTGAAGCTATCGCTGATGCTAAAGCTGTTAAAGAAACCGCTCTAGCAAACGCTAAACTAGCATTAGAGGAAGCGTTCACCCCAAAACTACAATCAATGATTTCTGCAAAATTAGCTGAAGAAGCTGAAGATGAAGAACTTGAAGATGAACTTGAAGATGAAACAGCAGTTGCTGTTGAAACCGATTTAGATTCAGAAGTTCATTCAGAAGAGGATGAAACGATTGAAGAAGAAGGTGAAGAGTACGAAGAAGAAGAAGCTACAGAAGAAGGTGAAGAAGTAGAAGAAACTGAAGAAGTTGAAGAAACTGAAGAAGTTGAAGAAACTGAAGAACCAACTGAGGAAACTTACGAATCAGAAGAAGAAGTTCCTGAAGAAGATGAAGATGATTTAGACTTAGAGTCTGTAATCGCTGAATTAGAAGCAGAACTAGAAGATTCTGAAGAAACTGAAGAAAACTACCACGAAGAAGAAGAAGTCGAAGAAGATGATTCTGAAGAAGCGGTAGCTGAAGAAGATGATTTAGACGACGAAGAAGAAATCGATTTAGACGAAGTTATTAGAACTTTGAAAGAAATGGAAGATTCTGAGGAAGATGAAGTATCTGAAGATGAAGAAGAAGTTAACGAAGGTGAAGAAGAAGGTGAAGATAAAGAAGAAGAATTAGAAGAAGCATATTTAACAATTGAAAGTTTACAAAAAACTATCAATGAAGTAAATCTGTTGAACGCTAAACTACTTTATACTAACAAACTATTCAGAACTTTTGATTTGAACGAAAACCAAAAGGTTAAAGTTCTTGAAAACTTCGATAGAACATCATCAGTAAGAGAAGTGAAATTAGTATTTTCAACTTTAGCAGAAAACTTAAACGTCGCTAAAAAGAAAAGAACAGTTGTAAAAGAAGGTTATGCTTCTAAAGCAACAAAAAGTTCCGCACCAAAGAAAATAATTTCTGAGGGCAACGAAATGGCCGCTAGATGGAAAAAACTAGCTGGTTTAAAATAATAAATTAAGATTAATAGGAGAAAAAAAATGGATTTAAAAAACATTTTAAATGAAGGTTCTTCTCACACCGCAAGACTATCTGAAGCTACAAGAGCTTTAGCTGGTAAGTGGGAAAAGACCGGTCTTTTAGAAGGAATTAACAACGAAGTTGAAAAAGCTGGCGTTGCTACCCTTTTAGAAAACCAAGCAAGACAATTAGTAAAAGAAGCTTCTTCTACTGGTACTTCTGCAAATTCAGAAGAGTGGGCTGGTGTAGCTCTACCATTAGTAAGAAGAATTTTTAGTGAAATCGTAGCAAAAGATTTCGTTAGTGTACAACCAATGAACTTACCATCTGGACTAGTATTTTATCTAGATTTCAAATATGGTACAGGTCAAGCAGGTTTCGCTACCGGTTCTGGTAAAGATTCACAAGCTGATTCAGTATTCGGTGTAACTGATACTACTTCAGACCCATCAGGTGGTTTGTATGGTGCAGGTAGATTTGGATATTCTATAAATGATAAAACATCTGCAACTCAAACATTAGGTGCAGCTGGAGCGAATAACTTCGTAACATCATCTGTAGCAGCTGCTGATATCAATTATGATACTCAGTTTTCATCATCTAATCACGCAGCTTTAACATCTGCAGTACCTACGATTGTAAAAGTCGCAGTACCAAAAGCATCTATAGCAAACTATGATGACAAAGGTATTAGAGGATTTAGATTAGAAGGTTCTGAAATTACAGACCAGTATCCACAGTTTACTGTAGAAGCTGGAACTGATATTGTGTTTATCGCAAAAACTTCAGGATTCTTAGCATCAAACAACACAGATGAGTTGGTAGTAAAATATCACAAAGCTCCATCTGATACTTCAAGAGGTGATTTTGAAGCAGCTGGAACTTCACTAAGTGGAAACCCAGAAGTTGATATCGATATTCCAGAATTGAATGTTGAAATGAAGAGTTTACCAATTGTTGCTAAGACTAGAAAGTTAAAAGCACAATGGACTCCAGAATTCGCACAAGATTTGAACGCTTATCATAGTATCGATGCTGAAGCTGAATTAACATCTATGTTATCAGAATACATTTCACAAGAAATTGATTTTGAAATTTTAGATATGTTAATCTCAGGAGCTAAATCTAAAGGTTACTGGTCAGCAACGACTGGTAGAGTATGGAATGGTTCAGGATTCGCTAATATGGGAACTGCTGAGTATGGTGCTTCTGCATTCAATCAAGGTGCATGGTTTCAAACATTAGGAACAGTAGTTGCAGGTGTATCTAACAAGATTCATCAAAAAACATTAAGAGGTGGGGCTAATTTCTTAGTAGTATCTCCAGATGTTGCAACAATTATTGAATCTATCCCAGGATACGCTTCAACAGCGGATAACGGTGATGCTCAATTTGCATTCGGTGTAACTAAAGTTGGTTCATTGAACAGTAGATTCCAAGTATATAAGAATCCTTATATGAAAGAGAACGTAATATTAATGGGTTATAGAGGAACACAATTCCTTGAAACTGGAGCAGTTTATTCTCCATACATTCCATTAATTATGACTCCTTTAGTATATGACCCTAAAAACTTCACTCCACGTAAAGGTGTTATGACACGTTACGCGAAGAAGATGTTAAGAGGTGAATTCTACGGTAAGGTTTATGTAGATGGATTACATAAGATTCAGTAATTAATTACTAAATTTTAAACATTAAATTAAGGGGAAAGAAATTTCCCCTTTTTTTATGCGGTAGATATTTATATTAAAGAAATTATGAAAGGGACATTGAATATGGCAGAAAATATTAAGAAGAATCCACCTAAAGGTAATGTAAGATTTTCAATATCATTATCAGAGGAGCAGAAAACAGCTAAATCTGAGATACTACGACATCCATTTAACTTTGTAATAGGTAAAGCTGGTAGTGGTAAGACATTATTAGCAGTTCAGATTGCATTGGATATGTTTTTTAAACGAAATGTTAATAAAATTGTAATAACTCGTCCCACAGTATCAAATGAGGATAACGGATTTCTTCCAGGAACATTAGAAGAAAAGATGGAGCCCTGGTTAGTACCAATTAAATCAAATATGAGAAAAGTTTACAACAAACCGGCCATATTAGATAAAATGATGGTAGATGAGAAGATAGAATTGGTATCACTATCACATTTTAGAGGTAGAACGTTTGATAACTCCATAGTTGTAGTAGATGAGTTTCAAAACTTAACAAAACAACAACTACTTATGGTATTGGGTAGGTTAGGGAAAGGTTCTACGATGATATTATGTGGTGATGGACAACAGGTTGATTTAAAACATAGGAATGATTCAGCAGTACATGAAATTTCTAAGTTAAAAAATTCAAAATTTGTGTATGATATTATGTTAAAAGACAATCACAGACATGAATCATTAGATGAAATTCTAAAATTGTTAAGTGATTACTAATTAATTATATATTTATCTATAGTTAACTAAAAAAATTGGGAGAAGTAAGTGCCAGATTATACAGGTTCATTTAGTGGAAGTTTTAGTGGTAGTTTCTTAGGAAATGGTAGTAATTTAGCAAATGTAAATTATTCATCTCTTTCTAACAAACCATCAACCATATCTCCATTTCAAGGAAATTCTATTTTAGCAAATAGTGCATTTAGAGATAACTTTACATCTAATGTAAAGGGTAGGTTGAATGCAGAAGGTGTAGTAACCTCATCTGCTCAAATAACAATAACAGAAGCACAGATATCAGATTTAACACATCAGACAATTCCAAACGGAACTATCAGTAGTAGTACACAGATACAAAGATTAGGTTTTGGTGGTGGTAAAATTGATTTAGCTGAATTAAATACGTTTACAGGTTCAATCCAAACTCAAGTTAATAGTATAACAAATGTTACAAGTTCGTATTTAACTGCAGAAAGTACATCATCATTACTAAGACTAAATCAAACATCCTCAATGTCAGTAGCTACAGCATCTCATGCTTTATACGCTATTTCTGCATCAGTTGAGATAAATTATGAAACCTCATCATCATACGCTGATACTGCGTTAACGGCATCCTATATTAATCCAACCTTTATTTCAGCATCAGCTGTAGCGGCAGGGTTTGGTGGAAGTGGTATATTTGAATCAGTATCAGCAGTATTAGAAAAAACTACAAAAAATATCCAAATATCAGGTTCATTAGAAGTTTCATCATCAATCAAAGCTTTAAACACAAATGTTGGTGTACCAACATCAAATGATTGGCAAAGTAACTTAAATGGTTCTTATTTTAATAATTTCACTAAGGATACGGATGTATCTGAGGTATTAAGATTTGTTGCGGGGTTATTATCCTCATCAGCAGCAAATCCAACAGCAAATTCAAAAACTTATGGTTCTATATCAGAAACTAAGAGTAATGTTGGAACATCAACAACACCATCTGGTTATATTCCAAACGATAATAATATTAATGATTTAACATATCTTATTGATAACGGATTTGCATCCGTTGGTGGAACGATATTCCCATCAAAGGTAATTTATAATAATACTGGATACAGATTAAGTTATACATCTGTAGCAGGTGGTTCTACATCAGTACAATCATCGGCAGATGCACAATTATTTGGATTAGGTGTATTGAATAGTGGTGGAGCTAATACATTTACAATAAGAGGTTCACATTCATTTAGATTTAACAATAATAATAGTGGAAATCAAACTGAGGTTTCATCATCAACACTAACATTAACTAATACATCATTTGGAACTTCAAATGGTGTTACATTAGCTAAAATAAATACTGTAAACCCAGCAGTTATTCCAGCAGCTTTCCAAGATGGTAAATTTTCAAACATATTCTCACAAAATATTATGGGATGGACTACTGAAGCAAACACATCAGTATCAGCATCAGGAACTTATATATTAGATACAACAATTGGAATCAAAACTGGTTCTCAATCAGCATTTGTAGATAAAACTATAAGTGAAACTATATTTTGGGCACCTGTTTCAAATATAGATTCAAATATTGGAACAAATTCATTAGCAAGTAATGGAGAAGTGGTAACACCACTTACATTAACCTCATCTTCTCTTTCTGGAGCACCATATATAAATGGTGGTACTTGGAAATTAGTAGCAACTGCTAGTGGAGTATTCCAACCAATGTATTCAGCTAATAGTTCATTAGTAAATGTTTCTATTGGAAGTGTAAATGGATATACAATTACAAACACATCAGGTAAGGATACATTATCAACAAATGGTGGTACAATCCAAACATCTGGAATGGTAACATCAGCAGATGGTACAACGGTACGAAATAGTGGTGTACCACATAGAACAGACTTAGTGTTGATTGATGCAACTTACACAATTAGTGGTACTGGTGATACAATTACCGAAAGTGGGTTTAGTGATACATCATTTACTTTAACCACTACTGCAAAAAACAGAGCTGGTTCACAAAGTACATTAGATACTAAGACAGTACCTCTACATACGGCAGGAACATTTGGGCAACCAAATTCAAATGGTTCAATGGGATACTTTGGTGGTGGAACTGCATCAACTACGTTAGTAGAAAGATTTACTAATGAAACTTATAGAAGAATAATCAGTACATCAACTGCATTATCAAACGCCTGGAATAGTGCAACTGCATTATCTAATGGTGATGGAAAAGGTTTGCAAGTTAAGCCAGGGTACTTAGTTAATCATGAATCGGCAAATGGGTATTGGTATGATGATTCGGCATATAACGCAGGACATTACAAATGGTATCTAAGAGAATTTGATACAAACGCTACAAACAACAAAGGTACACTAACAATTAACTTAGACCCTAATAGTTCAGCAGATTTTGTAAACTTTGATAGTACATCTGCTAACAAAATAGCAGTAGGTGTTATGTTTGGTTCAACCGCATCAACTATATTCGATGCAGTTAAAGGTAATCAATCATATGGTGGTAGCTTAAACACAACAGCAAATGGGGCAATGAATCCATTTAGTGATAGTGTAGCTGTCAAAGGTGATTTTTCATCAATAACAAATTCAAACGGAACATTAACATTAGGTTTAAATAACGCTGGTGGGCAAACAATTAACGCATCGAATGATAAAATTTGGTTAGTTATTAGATATAAAGGAACACCAGCACAAACATTGGAACAAATAACGGTTTCAGTATCGTAATAAAGAGGAATAAAAATGGCATATAATTCAGATAATAGGTCAGAGAGATTATTACAGGGTAGAAGGTTTACAACCGATAACCTATCACTAGGACAAGAAGCATTTACTGATGTTTTTGATTTAGGGGCAGGTGAGATACTTACCGATGATGGTCTTATCCCAACGGGTAGTACTCAATTAGCATATAGTGGTTCATCACAAAATGGACTTATTGTATCTGGTAGTGTTGTTAATGCATCAATAGAAACTGATATTCCTGTTCTAAAATATCATTATAGAAAAAAATTAAAACAAGCAGCTGATGGTCAACGAGAAGTATATTATTTTACAACTTCAAATCCATCATCTGTTTCAGATACAGTAACATCAGACCAATTAATTGAAACAGACCAACAAATAAACTTTGTATCACCAAAATATATAATTGCTAGTGATTCACCAAATAATACTGAGAGTTCAACTCCAGGTTATAAAGTTGTTGTATATAAAGATACGGCTAGTTCCGCAGGAAGTATATCAGCATCACCATCGGACCCTGCATCATATGTGTTTGATTTTAAGACAGGTGTTTTAACTTGGGTTGGTAGTAATCAACCATCATCAAATCAATTTGTTTATATAACAACTTATCAATATATTGGTAGAACACTTCGTTCACAAATCGATGATGGTTCACTTATAGAAATTGATGGTGGTAGTTTTTAAAATACAGATATTTATTATTAAATAGAGGAATAGGTTTGGCTCAGAAAATAAAATTAAAAAAAAGTAATACTCAATCAAAAGTACCAGTTATTGGTGATTTATCATTAGGTGAGTTGGCAGTAAATACATTTGATGGTAAGTTGTTTTTTAAAAAAGATGTTAGTGGAACTACATCTATAGAGACAATAGTAACGACTAACGCCCAAATAACAGGTTCGGTAAATTTAGCTGGTGCACTTACATCATCTCTTTCTCTAATCTCAAACTTATCACCATCAGGTGATTTATTTACAGTAAGAGTGGGTGGTGTTGATAAAGTTACCGTAAATTCACAAGGAACATTGATAATAAAACCATCGGTAACACTACCAACAGGTACAAATGGTTCACTTGCAGTTAGTGGAAGTAATTTTTTCGTATATTTATAAGATATGAGAAACATATTTATAATTAATATAGTTATATAAAGAAACATTCAATATAAACAAAATTAAAGAGGAAACAAAATGGCAGAATGGAAAAAAGTAATTGTCTCTGGTTCGGTGGCCGCACTGGCAACAGTATCTGCTTCAACAGGTATAGATGTTGTAGGTAGAGTAGCAGCAACGAGTTTTTACGGAGATGGTTCAAACATCACAGGAATAAGTGGAGTATCAGATAATAACTTCACAACAGCATTAAAAAACAAATTAGATGCAGTCGAAGCATCCGCGGATGTAACAGATGCTACAAACGTAACTGCGGCAGGTGCATTAATGGATTCGGAATTAACATCTATTGCTAATGTAAAAGCATTAGACCAATCAGTAGTTAGTGGAGCATCTCCAACATTTACAGCTACTAACTTTACAGATGCATCTAATAAAAGGTTTATGAGTAATGCTCAAGAAACTAAATTAGATTCAGTTGAAAGTAGTGCAGATGTAACAGATACAACAAATGTAACTGCAGCTGGTGCATTGATGGATTCAGAATTAACTGATTTAGCTGGTGTTAAAGGTGTAACAATCTCAACACTACAAGTTAAACCATCGGAAGGTGCATTTGCAAATGGAGATAAAACTAAATTAGATGGTATATCAGCTTCGGCGGATGTAAACAGAACAGATGCGGCAATTAAATCTTCTATCGGAACTGGTAATGGTAAATTTGTACCAGCAGCTGGTTCAAGTGGACAGTTCTTAAAGCATGATGGTACATTTGGTACACCATCTTACTCTTCAGGACAAAGAACACAAGCAGAAATTGAAGATTTTGCAGGTGGGTTGTTTAGTGGAAATACTGAATCAGGTATTACCGCTACATATCAAGCATCTGATAACACAGTAGATTTAGTTGTAGCATCTCAAACAGACCAAAACTTTACAAATGCTGACCATACTAAATTAGATGGTATTGAAACATCTGCAACTGCAGACCAAACGGCAATTGAGATTATTAATTTATTAAACTCTGATTTGGGTGGAAATAAACAAATTGGTAATCAAGCATCCGATTTAATGACATTTGGTGGAAGTGTAACTGTAACAGGTGATTTAACTGTAAGTGGTACAACTACTACTGTAGATACAGCAAACTTAGCAGTAACCGACCAATTTATTGAATTGAATGATGGTGGTTCTGCAAATGATGGTGGTTTAGTTGTAGCTGGGGCAGGTACATCTTTTGGATGGGATAATTCAGAAGGTAGATGGGCGTTTGATAAGACAGGAGCGACCGCTGACCAAACATCAATTACAGCAGATGCTTACGCAAGTGCAGTTGTTGTTACAGATGATGCAAACTACAGAAAGAATGGTAACATTAGAGTTCAATCAAATGAAATTTATATTTACGTTGAGTAATATTAATAAATGAATTTTATAAAAAAAGTTATTAAAAAAATTATGGATTTAAAGACTATACGACAAGGACTGACTAAACAGACTGAATCTAAACAAGATGAATTGGAACTTTCCCCAAAAGAGATAGATTTCCTCTTACAAACAATCGCCACTTCTCAATTTGAGGGTAAGGATGTTCAAATTGTTTACGAAACAGCTGTTAAACTTCAGAAACTTTTAAACACTAAAAACTAAGTTTTATAACCCCTTACAGAAATGTAGGGGGTTTTTTTATTTAATAAAAAATAATTACATATTTATTGGTATATATCTTTGGATATTGGCCCGAATGAGGGAAGTGGGTTTACGATTTGTAAATTACCAACCGTAACTAAAAGGAAAAGAAATTATGCCAAATTGGAAAAAAGTAATAACATCTGGTTCAGCAGCTGTATTATCAGACTTAACACTATCAGGTGTTACACAACCCGAAATAAAATTCAACGGAACTTCAGATGCAGGTATAGATTTTGCCATTAGAGCAACACCTGAAGGATTGGATTTCTACGAACCAGAAGATGGTAATAAAATCCATATGCAAATCCTCGATGATGCTGGAGTAGATGCAAAATATGGATTAAAGATAAATGGTACTTCCGTACTAAGTCAAGCTAGAGCATTAAGTAATGTTACAGGTAACATATCAATGTTTACTAATAATAGTGGATATGTAACGACAAGTGGTAATACAATAATAGGAACAGATTCAGATATTAATACAAGTGGTGCAACTGTAATTGACCAACTTAATATGACTGATGGTGTTATCCAATCTCATAGTACAAGAACACTAACTTTAGCAAACTTAGGATATACAGGAGCAACCGATGCAAACAAAATCACCAACACCAACCAATTAACTAACGGAGCCGGATTTATAACATCATTTACTAATACAGTAGATATGGGTAGTGGTTTTATAGTTGCAAATACTGGTGGAACTTCTCAATTTACTATTGTTGAAGATAACGCTTTAAGATTTGCAGGAAGTGGAGCAACATCTGTAGCTTTTAATTCTACAACTAAAAAAGTAACAATTTCATCAACCGATACTAATACACAATTAACTCTGAACAATACCAATACATCGACATCCACAACTGAAGCAGCAACTGCAAACGCAGCAAGAGTTGCTTACAACCGAGGTAGTTCTGGGATTTCTGCCGCTAATTCTGCACAAACTACAGCAAATGCTGCTTTACCAAAGGGTGGTGGTACTATGACTGGTAAAATAACACTAGACGGAGCACCATCATCAAATCTACATGCCGCAACCAAAGCATATGTAGATGGTGCAGTAATAGCTAATACGGATACTCAAGATTTATCAATATCAGGACAAACGTTATCATTAACAAATGGTGGAAGTGTTACAATACCAACCCAAACTTCAATAACTGGTAACGCCGCAACTGCTACAAGCGCTGCTAAGCTTACAGATGGTGGTGGTATATCAACACACCCAGGTACTGGTAACTTAATATATACTGGAGATTTAGGCTCTAGTACATCTGGCTTGTTTACAGCAGTAGATAACTCTAACTCTATAATAACATTAAATAGACATGTTGGTAATTATAATAGTCAGTTAGGTTTTAGTAGTAATGGAAATTTATACTATAGAAAATTTTCTAACTCTACCGCTTATACTACTCAAGCTTGGAAAACAATAGCTTTTACAGATAGCACAGAAATAACAAACAAGCTACTAAAATCTGGAGGAACAATGACCGGTGCTTTAACTTTAAGTGGAGCACCATCTTCAAATCTACATGCAGCAACTAAGGCATATGTAGACGGAGCTGTAATAGCTAATACTGATACTCAAGATTTATCAATATCAGGTCAAACTTTATCTTTAACAAATGGTGGGTCGGTTACATTACCAGATACAGATACAGTTTACACTCACCCAACATTTAATGGTGATGATTTTTCAGTAGATACAGGAGCATTGACAGGCGCAACTGTAGTGAGTGATATTGATATTAACGTAACTACAAATGGAGAAGGACATGTTACGGATGCAAATGGTAGTGTTGCAACAAGAACATTAACCTTAGCAAATTTAGGATATACGGGCGCAACTAACGCAAACTATATCACTAATAATAACCAACTATCAAATGGTGCAGGTTATATTACATCATTCACCAATACGGTTGATATGGGTGATGGATTTAAAATCGCTAACTCTGGTGGAACAGACCAATTTACAGTAACGGAAAATGAAGAAATTAGATTCGCTGGTAGTGGAGCAACATCAGTAGCATTTGATTCATCTACTCAAAAAGTTACTATTAGTTCTACTGATAACAACACCACATATTCAGTTGGTGATGGTGGTTTAACACAAAATAACTTTACAGATGCCGACCATACTAAATTAAATGGTATTGCGACAGGTGCAACTAACGTAACCAATAACAATCAAATTAGTAATGGGGCAGGATACCGAACATCAGCTCAAGTAGATGCAGCTATCGCAACTGTAGTTGATTCAGCACCATCCGCTCTGAATACATTGAATGA